CCTTTATGCTGCTCCGACTGATTGCAACTACATCGCAACCGCCATTGTATAACCGCCGTGGACGTGTGCCGCAAATATTATATCGCTGCAAATGTAGTATATTTGAATTAAATGACATAATTTTCTTGTTATTTTTAAAACTGTTTAACTTTTGCCGTGTGTAGAGTAGTACCAACAGACGCGCACAAAGATAGCAGAAAGCATTTAAAACTCATAGGATTAATACTAACATTCTTTTAATTTCACATTTGCCGTGCCTTCCATTAAGTCCCTATCAATGCCTTGCACATAGAACTCTTTACCCATTGCGGGGTGCGTATAGTGATTGAATAAAGAAACCGTGCTGCCTGTATCTTCAAAGTTTTGTTCCATAAGTACTTTTGGCGTGTGGTACTCATTCCAATAGGCATCCACGTATAACTGTTCGGCTTTTGCCAAGCAAGCATTCTCTTTGTCGTATATCTGTTGCAAGCCCGCGTTATTGGCAATAGGCGTGCATTTCTTAACGCCTGTCGTAACACCCATTTCGGCACACTCCGAGCTGGTCAGTGCGCTACATATTTTGAAATTTATATCGTCTTTCTTATTTACATACTGCTCGTCGGTATCACTCATATAGATAACGTCGTTATCGTCGTTTTCCGTATTGATTTTGCCGTTATCTGAATATACCTTCACTTCAAAGTCTTTTATAAACACCGTGCGCACATAGCTCATCAAAGCCCGCGCCGTGGTCGTCCACTTTGTATGTCTGAAAAATGTAGGATGGCGGCGCGTTATAACGTCCCACATAGAATTAACAACGCCCAATATCTTAAACTGCACTTTGCCGTGAAGTTTGTCCGAATACTCAATAGGTATTGCCGTCCCCTCTGCATCTATATTCAGTGTGAAATCAATATTATTCTGTACATCGTACTCTTTGCCGATTATGTAATCATCTATTGCTGGATTAAAGCCGATAGAGAAACTTTGCTGGTAGTATTCATCTTCATCTTCACACTCCGAAAGTTCCTTATACTTTTGCCACGTAATGTCCGATAAAGCACCGTTTGAACTCTCACTCTCCACGGCGCACATATCGCCAATAACCAACATACATTGAAGTATTTGCACTTTCGAGAGTTTGTCGGTGCTATCTCCAACGCTGCTATAATTGAACTTGAACACCTTTAACTCGTTATCGCTATCGTAAGGCACAACGCCCACCGTGCGCGAATTGTCTATTAAGTTTGTGCTGGTCTTATAGAAAGCCCGCGTTAGCATTCGGACGCTTTTATCGTCTTTGTAGCCATACGTGTTAAAGTTTTTTGAACCCAAATTTGCCTCTTTGAGTGCGTCTGCATAGCCATCGCACTCGCTATATGGTACGAGCGTTATTTTGCCGCTGATCACGATATAGTTTTTCGTGTTATTGTCGGACGGCGTTAGGTTTACAATGTTGCTGCCTTTGTATGTAACAAGTGGACACGCTGCCTTTATTCTTGTAGCAAGGGCATCGGCTGCCGCCTCTTCGTCGGCTTTCGAGGGCCATACAGTTACGCCGAGTATTCGCTTGTACATCCGGCAATCGTTCACTGCCACCATTAGGTAGTCATTATACGATAGGGTCGCCTCCGTACTGTTATCTTTCTTTGCCATATTGTGGCTGCTCTTTGCAAAAGACAAAAGCATTGCGCCCATATTGCCCACGGCATCAATATTTTGCCCAAGATAGTTTGGCGCATCCTCCTGCCAGTCGCCTATACCGCCGTTGTTAGGATAGAATTTTGAATAAATGTCGGTCGTATCATCGTAGCGAAAGCTCCATAAGCTGTTATTTTTCACCCTCAAATACCAATCCGTAATGACTGCGCCCTCATAGGTAGTGTTTTCTTCTTTGCCCAAAAGCATTGAAGCCATAGAGTTTTGGGCGGTTTCGCCATCTCCGTCCGCCATATATTCGCGCATATATAGACCACACGACTTAAACACTGGTTCGATATAATCATCATCCATCGGGCTTTCGATTATATTCTCTACATCATCCATACTGCACTCCAACGAAAGCACGTTAAATACATCCTCAATGCTTATTGAAGTACCCACGTCTGCAACATTGTCGTTGCTTATTTCGACAGTGCTGCGGGTCGTTATGTCTGTTTCTGTACCCTCCAAACTGTACCAAGTAATGGAGGCTGTGTTCTTCACGCTTGACCAATCAAAGATAAAAAACCGAAAGCCCACCTGCGTAATGTGCAAATTTAGGTACTGCAATATCTCATTCAGTATTTCTTCTTGCGTCCACACGCTGTCTTCGTCATCATCTAAAAACAGAGTGTCGGCAATGCTTATATCCTTAAAGACGGTCGGGAGGCTGTTTGCGTTTATTCCCTTTGTGGCATCGTACAAAAAGGACACCGCGCCGCTATCTATAACTAAATCGGAGGTGATACCCTCTAATATCTCCTTAACCACATCGTAGAAGGTACGGTTTGAGGCTACTAATTGCGCCGCTGCGTAAGTGTGTCCCGCCGAGCCTATCTCTTTGTAATTGCTATACTCTAACGCCGAAAGACAATCAATGCAATTCAGCTCTATTTCATCGTACAACTCGTTATAATCTTGACTGTATGTGCGCGGCGTTACGTAGCCTGCAAACACACACTCGCTGCCCTTAAAGATATTCACCACCACATCGCGACAATTCTTTGCAAAGAAGTCTGGTATATAATCCCGACTTAAAAAGCGTATCGTTGCAGACTGTTTCAGTAAGTGGTCAAAGGTATTGTTCACCTCGCTTGAAGTAACAACCGCCTCTTCAGCTGGAAAATAAAGCCCCGACTCGCCATCGCCGACAATCTTTTCCACCGTCTTATCACCATTCGTTACAATATGCACCGCAATCTTTTCGCCGTGCTTGTTCATTAGTTCGCCGTATATGTACATAATTCAAAAATCAATAGTTCTTATTCCTTTTGCGCCGTGCTTCGCGAGCTACCATAAAGTGCCTCCGCACGATAGCCAAGTGCCACCTCACAATCGCCACGAGCCTCTTTATTAAACGCCACATAATTCAAAAGTAAAAATTCAACATTCAACATTCTATTTGCTTAAACTCTCTATCTGATAGCATTCCTTTATGCTTTGATATAGGTTTTTGCCGCGCCGCTCTGTACCCATAACCACCTTTATTGTTGGCTCTGTGAGTGCGCCACGTAGTGCGCCCATATCCATATCTACAACCGTGGTATTTGCCGCAATGCCCTGTACGTTTGGAGCAATGCTGCTGCTGTTCAACAGTCGAAACAAATTCGCTTGTTGCCGCCTGTTAAGTATCATTTCACCACTGTTGACGTGTGCCAACACCTTATCGCCACTCGTAGAAGTGCCGCCGACAATACCACCTGTTGCGAAACTTGATGCCGTTGCCAACGCCGAGACAACCGCCGCCACCGCCACTGCTATTGCCGCCACGTTAGCTGGAAATGGAAGCTTCGCGCCACTTTCCGTTGCACTCGTTACGGCGTTCGCTGCTTTCGCTTTTGTGTTCTGTTGCGTTACTTGCGTGTTTACCTCTGTCAGTGCATCAACAACATCCATTATTGCAGTGAAACCCTGTATAACAGAAATAACACCATTTACAACGCCCGTGATAGCACTCCACGCATCTTTATTGCCACTTAAAGCGTCCGTAATGCCCTGTATGCCCCCGCCGACACCTTCAATGCCGCGCCACCCTTCTAACAGTTGTTCGCCTGTATCGGCTTTCGCTATCTCCTTTTGCTCTTTGTTTAAGTCATCAAACCCTCTTACGGTCGTATCAAGATAGTTGGGGACTTCTTCGCTTGTTTCTCCTAATCCTTTTAGTTTGTCCGAGGTTTTGCCGACTTGATTTGCGAAGTCGCGGTTTATCTTTATGTTAACCTCTGTTCCGTTTATCCTGTCGAGTGCCGCCTGTGTTTCGAGTATTTTGTTAGTCAGTTCTTTAAACTGCGGGCTGGTCTCTGACACCTGCGAGCGCAAATCCTCATAATAGGATAGATTGCTTTTGAGTTGCGCCTCGCCCACGGGGTTTTTTATCTCTACTTTCGGGGTGCTTGAAGAACCGCCACCAGTCTTTGAAGAAGAACCACCGCCTGTTGAAGAACCGCCCCCGCTGTCTACGTTCAAAATTACTCTGACTTCTTGCTGTGCCTTTGCGCCCTCTACTACGTGTTTGTTTAAATCCTTTGTTGTCTGCTCCAACTCTGCAAGGTCGGCTTTTTGCGCCGCGCCTACGTTCCTATACTGTTGACCTGTGAAGAAAGCGTTACCTTTGTCGGCGGCTGCTTTCGTTAGCTTGAACTCATTGCCGCTCTTACCAACGCGCGTAACCTCCGAGCCTATCAAGCCTTTTATTACCTTAAAGATAGGGTCATCGCCTTTAACGACCTGCCCCTCCTTATACGTGCGCTTGCTGTGTAAGTCGGTAGCTTCTTTGTTGCGCCCCTCTATACGGTCTTGTATCTTTAATTTCTTTTCGTATAGCTCCTGCGCAATGGCTGCGTGCGCCGCTGCTTCGGCTCTCTTATTCAGTGCCGAGACAATTTGCGTTGTGTTCTTCACAAACACATCTTCGGCGGTCTTTACATCGTCAACTTTTAAACCTAAATTGTTGAACTCCGAGGTGTTATTTTTTATCCACGCTATTTTTTCTTGTTCAGTAGATAGCGTTTTCCATTGCGCCTGTAACTGTGCGTACTTCGATTGCAAGTTTGCCGCCTCTGTACTCAACTTCGAGCGAAAACTGTCGGCTGTGCTCTTTGCCGCCTCTTCAACTGCCGACAAACCGTTTGCTGCCTTTTGCCCTGCATCCTCTGTTTTATTCAAACTATCTAACAACGCGCCCACGCCTGTTGACAATGCCATTATAACAACGCCCACGCCTGTTGCTACCATTAACGCCCGCAACGCCATTTGCAAGGCTGTAACGCCCCCCGCTGCCACCGTGGCACTCGTACCTAACGCCGTGTTTGCGCCTGTAACAAAACGCGCCACCGACTGCCACGCCACCGTAACGGCTGTTAGAACCTTTTGCTTTGCCGCCTGTAACACCGTAACGCCTGTTAGTGCTTTCAGTGCTGCCGTGGCACTCGTAACGGCTGTTATAGTAAAGCCTAACATTGCCGCAATGTTGAAAGCATTAGCAACATTTTTCCATATCGCTGCGAGGTCTATCCATTCCGTTATGCCATTCGCCACGGCGGCTTGCTGGTCGGCTTGCGCTCCTAACGCCTGCGAATACTCATCGCTTTGCGCCACAAGCCCCTCCATACTTGTATTAATGTCTGCAAGGCTTTTTATGTATTCAAGCCCCGCATCTTCACCTGGCCCGCCGAATATGTCTGCAATGGCAGTCCCTACTTCCGTTGCGCTCTCTGGCAATTCTTTTAGTTTCTCTGCTACCATTTGCATAACGTCAAAGGTAGTAATGTAGCCCGCCTGTAATTGGCTCTCCAATGTGTCCGCCGACAAACCAATATTGTTTAAAGCGTCCCGCGCGGCGGTCATCTCTCGTATTCGCATATTGCCCTCTTTGATAATGTCCACGCCCTTATCTGAAAAGATGCCCTGCTTTGCCGCATTGGTTGTAATGGCGATAAACTGCTCCGCACTAACGCCCGCCTCCTCAAAATAGCGAGGGTATTCTCTTACAGTATCAAGGAACTCCCCATTAGCATTTGCGCCCGCAACAAGTCCGTCCTGCAATAGTTTCATAGCGTCCTGCGCCGTTATGCCAAACGCTTTTGATAGGCTGTTAGCTGCAACAATAGTGCTGTTAAAATCCTCTTCAAACACATCGGCAACGGCTTTCGCTTGATTGTGTACCTTCTTCAACTCCGTACCCTGCAAGCCTGTGAGTTGCGCCGTGCGTGCAAAGGAAGTGTTGTAGCCTTTTAGCTTTTCGCCTACATCCTTAATGCTTTCGGAAAACTCCTTAACGGCAATCGCACCCGCCGTGATACCCTGTACAAGATTGCTCAATCGCTGCTGGTTTAGACTTTGCACGCTGCCTTTTGCTTTGTCGAAAGCATCGCCCAAATCCTTTGTTGACGCGGTTGCCTGTGCAAGCTGCTCTTTGCCGTCAACATTCAGCTTTATGTTAAATCTCACCTCTTTTGCCATAATCCTTTATATTTATTTGTACATTTGCGCAAACCAAAAATAACAATTTATGAGCGAAAACCAAACCCAAAACACCGACAAAATCAATGTGAAATTTAATATTAATATTACAGACACCCCGCGCTCCGAACCCGACTCCGAGCGACTTGCACGCTGGGACAATCGCCACGGCTGGTGGACTGTTGCTTTTATCGCCTTTCTTATAGCCACTGTCATAACTTATTATCTTTTATGGATAAAGCTCTGCATCATCTTTTTTGTTCTTACAATTATTGCCGTTTGCGGCAATTTATATTGGCTTTGTAAAATACAAACCCACTACGGCCCGCGATTTCCTTACTAACTGTTGACTGTGGAATGTGGACTGTGGACTGTTGAATTAAGTCAACACTCAACATTCAACACTCCTCATTCCGTCCACCGCTGCGCCTCCCATTCTCTACGCTTTACAAGTCCTTCAAGAACCCGCCCTTTGCAATATACCCAACGCTTGAACTGCGCCTGTATCTCCGAGGTCGGAGCGTCCTGTTTTATCTTCTTCAACAGTGTCGAACCTACGAGCGAACTGTAACCAAGATTGAACACAAAGTCCACAAGCGCGTCAAATTGCCCCTGCGTCTTACACACTCCGAGCCGCTGCACATTCTCAATGGCGGGCTTTAAGTCCTCTAACAACAAATTTTCGGCTTGCTGCTTTGTTATTGCCAAACCCATACGCACACCGCGCGTGTGTCCGTAACCAACGGTCGGAACGCCCCCGCTGTCTCTGTAAGAGTATAACCTCAAACCCTCAAACTCCTTTATCTTTTCTATCAAATAGTTGCTTATCTCCATAACTTCCGTTTAATTTCTAATTCAACATTCAACAGTCCTATTTCCGTTTGCATCCGTTAAATCCGTGTGCTTATCCTCATTGCTAATTGCATCTTCTAACGCCTCGCCCACATCGCGGTCTTTGCGTTTAGCAAGCGCAATAGTGAACGCCTTTACAAACCCCGTTACAGTCTTTTTCTCTACTTGCACGCCGTGAAGGTAGAAAAAATGCCCAAACGCCGAGGGCAACTCGCACCCGCACACTATTATTGCCGTGGCTGCAACACCGCCGAGAGTGTAGTCAATGCCTAACGGCTGCAACAGTGCCAAACCGAGTGCCAAACCAACAGACACCCACACAATATAATCCATAAACTTATTCCCAGTGCGCCTTAAAGCCCGCGACAAGTGCCAACGATATTTGTCCGCCAACACCGTGTCGCCCTGCTCTAACGCTTCGCGATAACGCTTGTTGCTCTCTTTCCAGCCAAACTGGAAGTCGGCAATGATACATAGGAATATCAGTAACAACATCCATCGCGCATCGTATAGCAACAGTTCCATTTCCATTCCTATTGCGCCAATGGATATAACCTTTGCTCCGCTATTCATAATTCTAACTTTTGACTTTTGAATGTTGAATGTTGAATTATTTTCTTTTTGAATTGCTTAATGTAGAATTAAGTCAACACTCTTCACTCTTCACTCTTCACTCTTCACTCTTCACTCTTCACTCTTCACTCTTCACTCTTCATTTCTGTTTGCTGTTCTTCTTCAAGCTCCGTGTCTGCTACTTGCTTATAATTTTCGATACTGTCATTCGTGCCGAGATAAAGCTCTTTGCCTATCACGGTCGCGCCTTTGACGAAAGTATAACCTTCGCGCACTGTGTAATGTTTAATTTCACTCATAGTCTCTTTGTTTTAATGTCCTTAAAGTCTTTAATGTCCTTAACGCCTTTATGCCCACCGTAAAGTGCCACCTCACGATAGCCAAGTGCCACCTCACGATAGCCAAGTGCCACCTCACGATAGCCAAGTGCCACCTCACGTGGTTTCGGTCGCCTCCTCCGAGCCACCATCGTACTCTGTTAGCTCTTTGAACTTTGCCTTTTGCTCAATGTACTGCGTGCGCAATTCGCCTGTCGGGCGTACTGCAAGTTTTAACCTTTTCAGTCCGTTTTGTATCGTCCAATCATCGGCTGTGTCGGCGGCGGTCGTGTTCATACCAAGCGAAAAGATTGCAAGGTCGGGCAGCTTCACGGCTTTGCCATCCAAAACCAATTCTTGAATGCAGTCCACCATATCGGTCAACACACCGCTGATTGTCCCTTCCGAATAAGGAGTGCCGTGCGATGCCATATGCTTTGCAAGCTCCTCTATACCATACGTCTCTTCTACCACGGCGCGGGCGTACCATTTGCCGTTAAAAGCCCCCTTACGGTTGCTCTTGTACTTCTTGTACCTAATCATAATTGCTAATTTTTGAATTTTGATTTTTGATTTATATTCTTTTGAATTATAGAGTGTGGAATTAAATCAACATTCAACAGTCCACACTCAACATTAAATTAATTCCACATTCAACATTCAACAGTCCTAACTCAAAGTATAGTTCTTATCTGTCGCCACCTGCTTTTGCTCATCTGTTAGCTTTGCGAGGTTCACGCTTCCCATAACGATATTCAGTGTGCCGTACTCTGTGTTGTCCGCAAGGTTGTTGAGGATGTCCATAATCTTTTCGGCTGTCATCGCTGTTTGGATAGATGAAAAGTTTAGGCTTGCTCTGAACCCTGCCTGTACGGTTACCACGCACTTTGCGATGTTCGCCACCGACACGCTTGATGAGCATACTATCGTCCCGCCTGTCGTTGGCGCGCCGAGGGCAATCTCTTCGAGCGAAGAGTACGAGCCGCCCACCACGATAGCGTTGTTATAAGACCCGCCGCCGCGCTCCAAAAGCGGGAGCTCAATCTTTTTGAGTGATGTCTGATTGCCGTATGCTGGTGCGCAGTCGTTTTTGTTCGCAAAGGATTTCAGCGCGGGGAGAGTGAGGGTGGTCAACGCGCTATTGCTGTTTGCCACAGTGCCGCCGCTCATACTTTCCAGAGAAGGGAGAGTGAGAGTAGTTAAAGCACCATTTTGG